ACTATGACCCCCTGAAAGCAGACAGAGCAAGAGCAGAAAGCATAAAGAGTCTCCCAGTCTTAGACATGTTTGAACAATTAGAAGGTTTAGAGGGTACAGATAAATATGCAGAAGGTTTAGCCGCGATTCAAGAACAAATGAAAGGTTTGGATAAAGTATCTCCTGCATTTGCAAAGGCAGTAGGAGAAGGTAATACTAAAGCAATAAGGGAGCTGACTGCAAATGCTGGACGATTTACCGCAAATATTGATGGAGCAAAAGATAAGCTAGAAAATATGTCTAGTGCTTTAAAGGGCGGCAGTGCAGAAGCAGTTTTAAGCTATACCTCAAAAATAAGCAGTATGGGAGATGCAGCTACCGAAGCAGGAAAGACTCTAGGACTGACTACAGATATAAAAGAAAAACTAGACGCTCGATTTAAAGATGCAGGAGGCATAGATGCTTTTATAGAGAATTTAAGAGCAATCGAAGCAGAAGATAAAAAGTTAGCAGACAAAAGAAATACTACCTCTGTAGCCCAAGTAGGAGCTAAAGCAGACTTAAATTCTGCATTCGGACAGAGGGAGCAAGCAGACTTAGCTGCAGAGCAAGCAAAAATAGAATTGCTTCAAAAGAAAAACGATCTGCAAAGAATGCACTCAGATAGAATACTTATTATTGACGAAATTGGTCTAGCAGCCCATACTAAGTTAATGGAACAAGGTCAACGAGAAATAGATCTAGCAACCGAAAAAAGCCGAGCAGCAACTAAAGCAGCAAATGAAATGGCTCAAATGGGTTTACAAATTGGAGATTCTTTACAGTCTAATATGCAGTCAGCTTTTCAATCACTAGTAGACGGTACAAAATCTGCTAAACAAGCCTTTGCGGATATGGCAAAAGCAATAATAGCAGATATAGCAAAAATGATTATTAAGTTAATGGTTATGAAGATGTTGGAAAGTACTCTGGGAGGAACCGGATTCGGTAACTTCTTAGGTATAAAGGCGCCCACCGGTAGAAACGGAGGAATTTTTTCAAATGGTGCAAAAGTATCTGGATATGCAACAGGTGGAGTAGCTAAAGGTTCTACGTCCGGCTATCCTGCAGTTCTTCATGGAACAGAAGCAGTAGTGCCTTTACCGAACGGAAAGTCTATTCCAGTAGAGATGAAAGATAGCGGAGCTACTAACAATAATATTGTTGTTAATGTTTCTGCAGATGGGGCTTCCCAAAAGAAAGAAGGTAGCACGGGTCCGGATATGGATAAGCTAGGGGGAGCAATTGCACAAGCTGTCCAATCAGAGCTACAAAACCAAAAACGTTCAGGTGGAATTCTGAACCCCTACGGAGTAGCATAATGACAATAGGAATTAAACAAAATAATGGTACTTTAATTGCAACTCCTGATAAGTCTATGACTAAATCAATTGCACCTAGAGTACTTACCGCAAAATTTGGTGACGGTTATGAGCAAAGAATAAAGGACGGAATTAATAGTTTACAAGAAACTTATTCTTTAAGTTTCAAAACGCGTACAAAAGAAGACATAGATGATATAGTTTCCTTTTTAGATGCACAAAAAAACGTAGCTAAGTTTTTATTTACAATGCCAGACACAAATAACACTACACGCTCCGGAGAAAGAGATGTTAAAGTAGTGGCAACTAATTACAGCGTAACCTATGACTATGAAGATTTTTATAGTCTCACATTATCATTAAAAAGAGTTTTTGAAGCATGAGTAACATAATAGCAACTGATGTACAGTCTCAAGAAATTAATTCTGGTTTAATAGAGTTATTTCAAGTAAGTCTACCTAACGGAACCACTTTATACCTACATCCAGGACTTAACGATTCTTTAGATGAGATACAGTTTAGAGATAAAAAAGACCCATACACAGTTAGAGAGTATCTTCCTATGCCTATGCTGATAGATGGGTTAGAAGTTTCTGCGGATGGAGCACCTTCTCGACCCACTCTTACAATTGCTAATATTGGTGCATTGTTTACCTCTCAGCTAGGAAACTTTAAACATGATGATTTAGTCGGACAAAGAGTTATAAGAAGACAAACTTTCGAAAAATATTTGTATGGACAAAGCGGAGACGCAAGCCCTCCGATAGAGCTTCGTACTCAAGAGTATATTATAGATAGAATAGCATCTGAAACTGCTATAAGCGTTACTTTTGAAGTAGCGACTCCGTTTGACTTAGAAGGCATAAAACTTCCTCGAAGAGTAGTCGTCGGGAAATATTGTAGTTGGCAATATCAAGGGCATGACAAATTAAATACAGGTGGATGTACTTGGAACGCCGATAATAGTTATAAATTCAGAGATGGTAGTGATAATGTTTTTTCACACAATGCATACTTTGATTTTGAAGATAGACCTTTAGTAGCTTCAACAACTTCTTTTAGTACTTACGCTTCCAATACCGCTTATACTACTGATAATTATGTAACTCATTCCGGTAAAAAGTGGTTGTGTATAATTGCTGGAACAGGAAATACTCCTACAGAAACTTCGGCTTTCTGGAAACAAGTATTTACATGGACAGACTACTCTTCTTCAACTTCTTACAGTGCTGGAACCTATGTTCGTTATGGAGGCACGATATGGAAGTCCGCACACGGAGGTAATCAAGATAACGCTCCAGAGAACAAAGACGGTCATTGGGTGAGAGAAGAAATATGTGGAAAAACTTTGCAATCATGTAAAGCTAGATATGGAGTTATACCTGTTGTTAAAACATCGGCAAATCAATCCCCTTCTGGCAGAAAAAGTACTGCAGCTCGTTTACCTTTCGGATCTTTCCCTGGAACAGTCAAGTATTAAATATGAATATAGAGTTAATAAAAGAACATTTTGAAAAGTGTTACCCAAAAGAAGGTTGTGGAGTTTTTATAGCCGTACAAGGCAAAAAAAAGTGGATACCTTGTGATAATGTTTCTGAAGATGAAGACTCCTTTGTTATAGACTCGAAACAGTATATAGCAGCTAGTAGGAGAGGAGATATAGTAGGAATTGTACATAGTCATCCAGATGCTTCCTCTGAGCCTAGCGAAAATGATAAAAAATATTGTAATACTTTAGGAATACCTTATTATATATTTAGTTACCCTACTATGGATATGACTGTCGTACAGCCTGAAAGAGCTAATAAGGTTCTTTATGGTAGAGAGTATGAGTTTGGAGTTAATGACTGTTTTGAAGCTATGAGAGACTATCTAAGTTCTCAAGATATAGACATACCTGCTAGAGCGGCTTTTGAAGATGACTGGTGGGAAAAGAGTTTGGACTATTTTACAGACGAAATAATTAAAGATTATGGATACATTAAAGTAGAAGAAGGTCCAATGAGAAAAAATGATGTGATTATTTTTACAATTCAAGCTACTGTAGGTAATCATTGTGGAGTTTATTTAGGGGAAGATTTATTCTTTCATCATGCAGAAAATAGAATCTCCTGTAGAGAGAATCTATACCCTTTTTGGAAAAAGTATATAACTGGAGTTTATCGTCATGCAGCGTAATGTGTATTTACAAGGAGAACTAGGCGAAAAGTTTGGTACAAAATTTGTGGTAAACACAGATGACTATGCAGATATATTTAGGTGTATAAATGCTAATAGACCAGATTTTTTACCTTATCTTAGAAAGTGTCATGAAGAAGACATAGGTTTTATCCTAGACACAGAAGAGGGTGAATTAGAGCACGAAGATTTATTAGTTCCAGCAGTCAAAGGAGACATAACTATAGCTCTTGTACCTGCAGGATCAAAAAAAGGAATTACTAAAATACTTGCTGCAATTGCTATCATTGCTGTAATTTATTTTTCAGGAGGATTCGCAGGTTTAGGGGCAGCTACAGCGCCTGCCGGCGGATACGGTTTTATGGTCGCGGCTGGAGGAGGCTTAACTATTACAGGCAGTATGACTGTTCTGTTTGCAGCTAATCTCGCTTTAGCAGGTATACAACAAATCATGGCACCTGATCCCGCCGTAGACCAAGACTCTCCTACTAATTATCTATTTTCGGGAGGGGCAAGTAACGCTAAAGAAGGCGATCCTGTGCCTCTTCTTTATGGAGAACTAAGAGTACCAGGAAGACCTATTGCAATTGAGGTAATTCAAGGAAGAGGTTCTAATTCAGGGTATTTAACAGATAATACATATGTAGATGCAAATGGTAATGTTATTACTCATCAGACTACGACTGCAGAAGTATCAACAAGCTTAAATTAAGAGGGGAAAAACAAAAAAATGTTTGATAATATAAATATACGATTAGCAGGCTTGGATATGACGGGGCAGTATACCTCCGGAGATAGGCAAGTAATTTCTATTACGGATCTTCTTTCAGAAGGTCCTATACAAGGTTTAGTAGATTCTCAGTCCTCCATATATTTAAATGATGATAGAGTAGCCCCCCTTTCGCAATCAGGAAATGCCTATAGTGCAACTGCCGCTACAGTAAGATTAACTAATAACTCAACTCAGGCAGTCATTGCTTCAGCAGGTTCTACTCCGGTTATTGAATCTACAAATGGAGATAAATACTTAATTGTAAGAGGCGTTCATACAATATATGTAAATGCTACTAACGGTTCCAGAAGTGATAGTAATGGAAATGTTACTGCGAAACTCACAACCGTCAATAATGCTGCGTTTTTTACAAATAACATGATTTCTTCAGGTTCTGAAAATTTAGAGACTCTTGTACCTGCAAGATTGACGATTGTAGGAGCAGGCACTTCCGGAAGTTTGGTAGAAGGTAGTATTATAAGTAGAGCAAGTCAGTCTGTAGCCAGTTTTCAGCCAGGAGCAGGCTCTCCTCAGGGCTTGATAATACCGGAAGGTACGTACTTTTTACACATAGATAGAATTGTTAAAATAGCCAGTATTTCAGGTCCTGTATTGACTTTGGCATCCGTATGGCCCTTCCCTACAACAGGAAGCTATCAGTCTTATAGTTTTGATATATCTGGAGCAATTGTTTCTACTGCTGATGTAATGGCTCAAACAGAAATTAAAAAGTATAAAAGTGTAACGTCCCAGTTCAGGGTAGGTACCTTAGATCAACCTCCTTTTACAGGTTATGGGGGCGTAGGCTCCACTTCTATCACAAATAATCCTAGCGCAGGAGGTACTTTAGAGCAAAGTACTGGTCATGGAGGGTCTCAGGCCCCTAAAGTACTTACCGGAAGTGCTGCATCAGGATTTAATCTTACTGCATCACAGCTACAAGAAGTCGATGAGACTACTCTAACTATTGCATATCCTAATGGATTATATGCAGTTAGTGGAAAAGGAAATGATAAAACAACCTATGCTCAGTATAAAATAGAGTTAGCTTTAAAAAGGCCTGGAGAGAGTAGCTTTGAAAGCTATATTGTCTTGCATAATCCTTTTCAACACGCAGCTTTAGAAAAAAATGCTATTAGTTTTGTAACTCGTATCGACTTAGATCAGTATAGGCCTTTTTCTGACTTTAAAGTAAGAGTTTCAAGAATTAGTAATCATACGGGTCCTGGTTATAAATATCCAGGAGAGACTTATCACGATTGGCAGAATATTTCAGCCTCTAGTTTATCTACTGTTACTAGTGTACTTAAAACTATTCTTACACACCCGTTTACTTCGATGGCTAAAACTACTTTTGACACTAAACAGTTTCAAAGTATGCCTACTAGATCTTTTCACCTAAAAGGATTAAAAGTTCTAGTACCCTCTAACTATGTAACTAGGGATCAAGATGCTAACGGTATAGCAAACTATAATCGTAATACTTCTAATGGTGCAATAGAAACCTCTTATCAAGATTGGGACGGATCTTTTGGAGCCGATAAAGTTTATACTAACAATCCTGCATGGATTTTTTATGATATCTTAACAAATAATAGATATGGCTTAGGAGATTTTTTATCTCATAGTGATGTAGATAAATACAGTTTGTATAGAATAGCTCGATATTGTGATGAGTTAGTACCTGACGGCAAAGGAGGCCAAGAGCCTAGGTTTACCTCTAACCTATACCTTACTAAAGCTGCGGACGCATACAAAGTATTAAAAGATATATCTACTGTTTTTAGGTCTATGATATACTTTTTTGACGGAAAGATTACTCCGATTCCGGATGCCCCTAGTGGTCCTGTGTACAATTTTACTAGTGCTAATGTTTTGGACGGGGCTTTTTCCTATGAAAGTACTGGCAGTAAAACTAGAATAAATCAAGTAATTGTTACTTGGATAAATCCAGAGTCTAATTATAAAGCAGAGCCTTTAATAGTAGAAGATAGACTAAATATAGCTGAAACCGGGAAAATTATTTCTCAAACTGCAGTAGCTATGGGAGCTACTTCTGAAGGACAAGCTATGAGATATGGTCGCTGGAAGCTATGGACTGCGGCTAATCAAAGAGAGGTAGTTACTTTTTCTACAGCCTTAAATGGAGCCTTTCTAGCTCCAGGAGATATTATAAATGTTCAAGATCCTAATAGATTTGCTGTTCGTTTAGGTGGAAGAGTCTCAAACACAGGCTCTAGAACATCTTCTGTGATACCTTTAGACACTTCTACTGTCTTAAACAGTGGTAGTACTTATGAGTTATCTGTACTTTTTACTGAACCAGCTGCTTTTGCTACGTCCGAAGTAACAATAGACAATAAAACATATAAAGCAGGAGATCTAATAACACACGCATTTATAGATGGAGATGGAGATGGTGGATCAACAGGTAATGGCACTTATACTCTTCAAGCTATTGATACTGAGCAAAAGGCTCAAAATGCAAAAGCCACCGCAACTTCGTCAGATTCTCTAATTCTTACATGGACGGATACTACTCGGGTAGAAACAAAAGAAGTAGACACAGGAGCGGGCACTGTTTCTTCTTTGACTGTTAAAACTTCGGGTAATGATGCAAATGGAAATCCTAATACGGCCTTTTCTAGCACCCCTGAAGCGGATACTATTTGGGTGCTTACAGAAAAAATAAACTCAGTTACTGTTGCTAGTTCTTCAAAGCAATATAAAGTCTTAGCAATGAGTGAGAGTTCCAAGAATGAGATATCTATTTCAGCAGTAGAGCATTATGATGAAAAATTTGATGCAGTAGATACAGATTTTACTACTTATATTGCAGATACTATT